GGCCTTTCGGCCCTCGCTCTGGAGGTCAGCACTCTTGCTGCCTTCAATGTCGACACTATAGGTGATATATGCCGATTATTGAAATCAGTAAGATCAAGTTAACGAGAGCCGAAATAGCTTTTGTTAACAGGTGCCTTGACGTGTTCGAAGCGTCAGGGTGGACTGGCCTCTATAACCATGTTGCGAGACGGTACAGTGGTCGCGGTATCATTCGCCAGGAGCGGTATGAAGTTCTTACTGCTATTGCTCAAAGCATCGCGTTCGACACATATGTGGACGAACTCGGTGTGGAGAGTCAAGTAGCCGTACCCTTCTGTCTTAACCTGGTAAGGATGATATTTGCGCACGCTGTAATCGAATCGTAATTTAGGTTCGAGTATTTCCTCTTCTGGTTATGCCTAGCTCGGAAAGCAATATATGCCCATTACTGAGACCAAATCCTATGAAATAGGTATTGATAGCCTTGTCCGCCGACACGCTCAGACGTCACCAACGCCCTCAGGAGCAGATTCATTCGTAGCAGGTACTGTAACTTCGTTACAGAACTTTGTTACTCGTGAAGTGCGCCCGAAAGGGTTTAATTGGAGACGTGAGATTCGTGAAGGCAGATCAGCTACTACCTATATGACAGGAGTTAAGTATCGGTATGACTGGAAACATGACGGCATCGTGGAGGTACTCGATGAAGAGTACACTGCGGGCAAGAAGACCGGTCACTTATATTATAGAGTTAACGGGGCTTTATGGGGTCTAACAGACACCTTTAACCCTGCTCTCTATTTGCAGTCTGAGGCTAGAGCTAACAACCAGGCATTAATCAGATTACACGAAAACATATCTGAAGCGTATAGGGACCTCCAAGGTTCCGTTGCGTTAGGTGAGTTAAGTGAAAGTCTGAGAATGATACGCAGTCCTGCAAAGGCCTTGCGCGAGGGTATCGCTGGCTACCTAGGAGACGTAAAGAAACGTTTCTCCGGTAGACGTCGAACCACTCAGCCAATGGCAGCTAGCATGATTGCGGATACTTGGCTTGAGTACGCTTTTGGCTGGAAGCCATTAATCTCTGATATTGATGATGGAATGAAGGCGCTTGCAAACGCCCTCAACTACCATCCAGAAAGGCTGGTAGTACGTGGAAAAGGTATTGACGTTTGGCAGGGAGAATTCTCTGCTAGCGGCAATTTTTTACACGGAAATATCATCGTTACCAGGAATAAACTTATCCGCACCGGTACCGTTGAGGTATGGTATCACGGATCAGTTGGTATCACACGCCCGGGTAGTAGCGAGCAGACCGATTTCAGGCGTTTTGGCCTGGGTATCGATCAGTTCTTACCTACTATTTGGGAGTTGATCCCGTACTCATTTGTGGTAGACTATTTCACTAATATTGGTGGAATCTTAACTGCCTACAGTAACACACTTTCGACCAATATGCTCTGGTTAGAGAAGAACGTCCGCTTAACTCTCCACTCTAAGTGGAAAGATGTGGTCGTTTCCTATCAGCCAGTTGCAGCCGGGTTTCAGCGTGTTCACAAGTATAGTAGTCCTGGTCTACAGGGGGGCCTTTCGAAAACTAGTTTCACTCGGGAGGTCTGGAGCTTAGACGCGACGGTTCCGTCGCTTGAGCTTTCAGTTCCTGGGATGAGTACAAAGTGGATAAACTTATCTGCTTTGTTTCTAGCATCGAAACAAGCCCATCAATCAGTGAGAAACGGTATTCGTTTCTAACTTCACCGTAGTCATTTCTCTTTGAGGTGTTACATGAGTTGGTCACCGGATAGTTCTACTACCGGAGGGACTGTTACTGGACTCACCAGCCCAACTTACACGTTGGTTGATGATACAGCGCCAGTTGTTAACGCGAAGCAGAAGACTGTGTCGGCCCTTGGGGGCACGCAGGGTTCTGCTACCGCTAACAGTGTCTCTAAGCCTTTTACGTTGACGTTTTATAAGCCGTCAGTGCCAAAAGCACTGCCTGCTGCTAATCCGTTGACGGGGCTTAGGGGTGCTATCCCTAACAATCAGTACAAGTTAGTCATCCGGAAGGGTGGCTATGCAAGTGCTGACGTGCCAGTTACGGCGATCGTACGGATGACGATCGATGTGCCGGCTGGTATGGAGACTTACAATGCAGACGAGGTCCGTGCAATGGTGTCCTTCTTGGTTGGCGTGCTCAATGAAGAGTCCGCTGACCTAGCAGATACACTGCTGACCGGCGTTCTGTGAGGCAGAAGCTTCGCAAAACACCTCGAACGGTTGTTGCCGTTCTTGTGTGCGTCTCCACTCTGCTATCGGCCGTTGCGGTCGACGGTGGGTTGGATTACATTGCTAACATTTCCTCGGTTTTGGCCGAGATGTCTAAGTAATGTAACTATGTAAGTTTCGCTGCTTAGGCAGCTGTTGGAGATAGCTTTATGGCAATCAGTCCTGAAGTATTGTACAACTGCTTGAAAGAAGATCTTGCAGATACATTCGGTAGTCAATTTCTTATTGACTGTAAATCCGATATGTGGCCTGACATGACCGTTCTCCAAGCTGCTGGTTATAGCATCTTCCATTCATTCCTCAAGAAATTGGAGACTGGACGGACGAAGGCAACTGACCGGAAAGCAAAAGAGAAATTCCTTGCCTGTAACGACAGGTGTAGGGATTGGTCGCTACCGAGTCAATACGACTCGAGAATCGAAACTCTACTAGGCGAAGTAAGACGCGCCATGTATGAGTTTTGGTTCAAAGACGGAGAACCGCTGCCTCACCATCCTTATGACTTCCTTGAGAAAGGAACCACAGGGCCTGGTGTTAGCATTGGTTCTGAAGGGAATAGCTTCTATGCTAAACTCTTCAGTTCCCGCCTAACGTGTAGTGATCTTTCTTTGTACAACTGGTACAAGCGTTACATAAAAAGCGTTCCAGAATGGTCTAATGCGGAGAATATCCGCATCGAACACTATGGGACTGCCTCTGTAACCTCAAGCAATCGTCTTAGCTTCGTACCTAAAAACGATGAGATTAGCCGATGCATCTGTATCGAACCTACACTGAATACAATCTTTCAGTCTGGCTTCGGACGGATTCTAGAACATAGGTTATACGAGAGATTTGGCATCTCCCTGTCTAACCAACAGTTCGACAATCGGCAACTCGCCTGGTACGGGTCTGTTGATGATGATGTGGTCACTATAGACCTATCGTCAGCTTCAGATTCCATTAGCCTTAAAATGCTCGAGTGGCTCTTGCCCGCTGGTTTTTTCCAGCAATTGTGCAAGTACCGCTCTACGCATGTAGAGGTTAAAGACCAGGGCACAGTTAAACTAGATATGGTGTCGACAATGGGGAATGGTTTTACATTTCCCTTGCAGACCG